TTTACCTGCTGCTCAAGAAGTTGCTGGAACATCTGTAACAGCTTCAAACGTTATCGCTGAGTTAGGTTCTATCATTGACGCTTTACCTGCTGCTTTGTACGGAAAAGAAGATTTAACTCTTTATGTTTCTAACAACATTTACAGAGCTTACGTTCGTGCATTGGGTGGTTTTGCTGCTTCAGGTGTAGGTGCTAATGGTTACGAAAACAAAGGAACTAATCAAGTATTGGATAACCTTTACTTTGATGGAGTTAAGATTTTCTTAGCTAACGGACTTGCTTCAAACACTGCACTTCTTTCTCAAACTTCTAACTTGTATTTTGCAACTGGTTTGATGAATGACATGAACGAAGTTAAAGTTTTAGATATGGGCGACATCGACGGTTCTCAAAACGTACGTGTAGTTATGCGATTTACTGCTGACGCTAAATACGGTTTTGCTTCCGACGTTGTTACTTACGGAATTGTAAATTCAGCTAATTAATCAAACTAACAATAAGCGAGGGTGGTGAAATATACGCCACCCTTTTTTGTTTAACATTAAAAAAATAATAAAATGAGCTGCGATATAGCAAACGGAAGATTAGAAGCGTGCAAGGATGCAATTTCAGGACTTCTAAATATTTACTTTATTAACTATGGTGATTTGAATACATTATCTTCAAGCGTTGTTTTTGATGGTGATGACCAAATTACTACTTGGTACACTGCAACACAAATTAACCTTTACAAATATGAATTGAAAGGTGCAAATGGTTTTGAGCAAACTATCCAAACTTCAAGAGACAATGGGACTACTTTCTTTGAGCAAGTATTAACTATTCAATTAAAGAAACAAGATGCTGTAACGCATAAGAACGTTAAATTGTTAGCTTACGGACGTCCGAGAATCGTTGTTGAAACAAGAGACCACCAATTCTTTTTAGCTGGTTATGATCAAGGATGCGACGTTACTGCAGGAACTGTATCTTCAGGAACTGCAATGGGAGATTTCAACGGTTATAATTTGACATTTACAGGAATGGAAAAAAGCCCTGCATACTTCATTGACTGCGCTGATGAAGCTGGATTAAAAGCTATCTTTACTGATGGTGCTGATGATGCCATTGTAATTACTTCTTAGGATTGTCTGTTAATAATAGGTTTAAGACCCTGCCTTTTTAGGTGGGGTTTTTTATTTAAGAAACAAATCCGTAGTGAATTAGTTATATAAGTATGATAGTTTTAACGACTTCTTTATTACCGCAAACATTTGCTTTAATTCCGCGAAATGCAGACTTTGACACGGTTGAAATAACGGATGACCAAACAAATGAAACTACGGTAGTTGAAGAATGGACTTTTACAGAGGGCGAATACTATTCGACATTATTAGTTGAGGTTGCCTTAGTTGAAAATCATTTTTATAATTTAGTACTAAAAGACGGAACGAATATCGTTTATCGTGATAGGATATTTTGCACCGACCAACCGATAGTTACATTTTCGGTTAACAACGGTCAATATACTTCAAATACAACTGCAAATACTTTTATAGTTTATGAGTGATAACATACATATTATTAATTTAAGCTCTTACCAAACGCCAGTAATTCAAGAATCCAAAAGAGATAATTGGGTGGAGTTTGGGGAAGACAATAATTACTTTCAATATCTAATTGACAGATACACGTATTCAACAACGAATAACGCAATAATAAACAATATTAGTAGATTGGCGTATGGGCGTGGTTTAAGTGCCTTAGATGCGAGTAAAAAGCCAAATGAGTACGCTCAAATGATGGCTTTATTACATCCTGATTGCGTTCGTAAATTATTTATTGATAGAAAGATGTTAGGGCAATGTTCTATTCAAATACATTACTCTAAAGACCGCAAAAGAATCTTAAAGGCGTATCACATTCCTGTCAACTTATTACGTGCTGAAAAGTGCAATAAAGACGGAGAGGTAGAGGGGTATTATTATTCAGATAATTGGCAAGACGTTAAAAAGTACGCTCCGAAAAGAATACCTGCTTACGGATATTCAAATGAGCAAATAGAAATACTTTACATTAAACCTTATACGGTAGGCATGAAGTATTACGCCTATCCTGATTATCAAGGTGCTGTTCCATACGCTAAACTTGAAGAGGAAATTGCAGACTATTTGATTAATGAAGTTCAACACGGATTCAGCGGTACAAAGGTTATTAACTTCAATAATGGAATACCTACTGAAGAGCAACAAAGTATCATTACAAACAAAGTAAACGCACAATTAACGGGTTCTAAAGGACTGCGAACGATTGTGGCTTTTAATGCAAGTGAAACAAGCAAAACAACTGTAGATGACATTCCGTTAAACGATGCACCTGAACACTATTCGTATTTAAGTGAGGAGTGTTTACGTAAGATTATGTTAGGACATAATGTAACAAGTCCGCTTTTATTTGGTATTGCTACAACAACTGGCTTTAGTTCGAATGCTGATGAACTTAAAAACTCAAGTATTTTGTTTGATAACATGGTTATTAAGCCTATGCAAGATGAATTACTTGAAGCTTTTGATAGAATATTGGCTTACAATGGTATTTCTTTAAAGTTATTCTTTAAGACTTTGCAACCTTTGGAGTTCATGGACTTAGAAAACGCTCAAACAGAGGAACAAGTAGCCGAAGAAACAGGCACTGAATTAAGCTCCCAAGGCGATAAAATTGCTCAAGCATTAATTGATTTAGGCGAAGATGAAAACCCTGACTGGGTATTAATAGATGAACATGAAGTTGATTACGATACAGATGACAAAGACAACGAGATATTAAGCAAAGAGCCAAAGCAAAGTTTATTGTCAAAGGTTGTTAATTTAGTTTCAACTGGAGATCCGAGACCTAATTTACGAAGCGGACAAGATGCGGTAATTGATGGCGTTAAATTTTTAACTCGATATGTTTACGCTGGAGAAACTGGCGGTAAATCAGGAAAAGGAAGACCATTTTGTAAAGCCATGATGTCGGCAAATAAAGTTTATCGAAAAGAGGATATTATAAAAATGGGAAGTCAGCCAGTTAATGCTGGTTTTGGAATCGATGGAGCTTCAACGTATTCAATTTGGTTGTATAAAGGTGGTGCTAATTGTTACCACCGTTGGAATAAAAGAGTATATGCAACGTTTGAGGGCAAAGCAACGGATATTGCAACAGCAAAACAAATCGCTGGCGCAAAAGCAGAGAAATTAGGTTATGTAGTTAAAAATCCAAGTTTGGTAAGTCAAAGAATGATTGACAGAGAGGACAGAGGATATTATAGAAAATAAGATGGCAGAGGCATTACTTATAACAAGAGATGACGTAGTGAAGTTTACAGCCATGAATGGCAACGTGGACACGGATAACTTTATTCAATGGATTAAAGTAGCTCAAGATATTCACATTCAAAATTATTTAGGCACTCGTCTTTTAGACAAAATAAAAGATGATATTGTAAACGATGATTTAGGCGGTAATTATTTAACGCTTGTAACGACGTATATAAAGCCTATGCTGATACATTGGGCGATGGTTGAATACTTACCTTTCGCAGCATATACAATCGCTAATAAAGGAGTATTTAAGCATAATTCGGAGAATGCAACAAACGTAGAAAAAGATGAAATTGATTTCTTAATTGAAAAAGAACGTTCAATAGCACAGCATTACACCGAAAGATTTATTGATTACATGAGTTTTAACCAAGATTTATTTCCTGAATATAACTTAAATTCAAACGGGGATATGTATCCTGATACTCAAAATAACTATACTGGATGGTTCATTTAAAGAAGTACAAGCCAAAGGCTGAAAACATTAGAAAATTACAAATTTATTTAAACAAAATAAATGGCGGACATAAAGATAAGTCAACTAACAGCGAAAGCAGCAAAGGTTGAAAGTAACGATAGGATTCCAATAGCAGACTTTAATGGCACTACTTACGATACTAAGTATGTAACTGGTTCAGAAATCAATGAACTTAAATTAGACACTTCACCACAGCTTGGAGGAAATTTAGATGTTAATGGATTTAAAATAGTTTCAGAGGGAACAGATAATGTTGTAATAGGTCCAAATGGTTCTGGTATCTTAAAAATAGAAAGTAATGTAAATTTACAAGGTTTATCAGGATCAACAGCAAAAGAAGTTTTATTTTACGAGGGGTTTTCAAACGGAACTAACTACATAGGTTTAAAAGCTCCAGATACATTAAGTGCAGACACTACTTACACTTTACCAACAGCAGATGGAACAAGTGGACAAGTTTTGTCCACAAATGGAACTGGAACATTAAGCTGGACAAATAATGATTCGGGTTTAACTGTTAATTCAACGGCAATAAGTTCGGGAACTGCTGGTCGTGTATTCTTTCAAAATGCTTCAAATCAACTATCTCAAAGTGCAAATTTATTTTGGGATAATACAAATAATAGATTAGGAATAAATACAGCTACTCCAAATTTTGCTTTAGATGTTACTGGTGTTATACAGTCAAGTGGAATTATTCGTGGTGGTATTTTTACAGCTGGAACTGGCTTACAAGCGACAGATTTTGTGGCTACAACTGGCAGAGTGAGAGCAGCGAATGGAATAAGCTTTAGAACACCAACAGCAAATGACAATACCTCAATAGGTGTGTTTCCAGATGGGGGTGCCGGTTCAGCTGGTGTAGAT